CTTGGCGTTCGCCCAGTTCACGAAATTGTTCTCTTAGTTTAACGGTTCTAGTCTTTCCATCCCTACCGGTAATTTTAGCTTCGCCTTCGCTGATTATACTAGCTGCTCTAGTTATTGGGCTTTTTGTAAATGCTGCTGTAGCATTATTTACAAATTCTTGTAATAACTGTTCTGCTTGCTGATTAAAACTAGCGTTTGCTCGCTCTCTAAGTGTTTTAGTAAATTCGGATATACTCATTAGGTATAATCCGCTACATATTGATCTAAAACACGTTTAATATGTGCTGGAAAATTGCTAGTTGCAATATACTGTATTTGTGTAACGTTAGGACTTACATCTCGATTTAAATGTACAGCGCTGTTATTCTTTGAATAATATTCTACAAGATCTAATACAGCTAGTTTTAAATCTTCTGGCATTGTAAGATAGCCACCAAAATATTCTATTCTATAACCATTTAAATATTCATCAAACGTCTTTGTAGTATTTATTGCATATATGCAGTCATCTCTGCCTAATACCCAATCTGTATTTTCTACTAATGCGGTGTATGTAACACCATAATCAATACTTTTACTAACAGAAACTATGCTTTGAATAGGTGTTTCACGTAAAATAATTTTGTTAAATCCGCCATCACTGTACTGTGTGTATATATTTGTCGTAGCATACTCTATAATACCTCTGCGACAATATGTCTGTACTAGTGCACTTACTTTGGGGATTAATAGATCTATTTCGGCATCCTTATTAGTAGTAGTAATCCCTAAATAAGATTTATACTCTGCTCTTGTAATTAAATTAATAGCCATAGTATGCCTTCTATAAATGTCTCTAAAATCTACCATAGTAGACTTTAGAGACAGGACTCTTTCGAATCCTGTCTAAAGCTAATTAAGCTACGTAACGAACTGCTACAACACCTTGGCCATCATTAGTTGATAGCTGTGTCATACCAATACGCATACTTGCTACTAAGATGCTTTGCTGATCAGCAATGATGTCATCGCTGTCAACGCGCATACCGCGGTGTGTACCTACTAGGAAGTTCATTGGATTAACGATTACAGCAGCTGCATTACCTGCGCTAACTGCATCGAAACTTGCGCTAACTAATACTGGTGTATTGCCAACGCTACCAACTTGACCACTTAATAGAGTAGCTGCAGGACCTGCTTTGTCTACTGTTAGGAAGTTTGTATCCTCTAGTAGCTCATAGTAAGCCTGTGTGCTTACAAATAGTACTAGTTCATTAGGATTTAGACCCCAAGCACCAAGATTCTTACGTGCTTCCATTGCTTTAGCAACTGTAAATTTGTCGGCGCTACCAATGCTCATTGTAACGTTTGGTGTGCCACCAACTGGATCATAACTAGCTAAACCCTTAACTAGTGCAGCGATTTGGCCGTTAGCAGCTGTAGCACCAGTACCATTACCTAATAGGAAGGCTTTGTCAAGTGTTTTTGCCATACGACGTGCCATTGCATCACGTACTAGTGGAAGAATAGGAATTAATGAATCCTCGTCTTCTTCAAAAGCAATGTACTCGCGTGTTGCTAGTTTTTGAGCACTTAGAGTAATCTCTGTTAGTGCAAAAGTTTGTGTAGCACCACTGCTTGAACTTGTACCAAAATTACTACCTGCTACCCATGTAGCTCCTGTGTTTGCATCTGGTGCAACAGGAATCTTCATAACTGGCTGGTTCATAGTAATAGTACGAAGTGTTGGTGTTACTACTAGCTGACGACGCATTTCATTTTGAATGGTTGTGCTAACTTCTGTTTCCCAACGCTCATCTGGTAAACGGAATGCTCCGCCAAATGTAGCAGCAGCTTTTTCTACTAGTTGTTTACCAAACTTGGTATCATTAATGCTTTTACGCATAATTTTAGCCAGTAGAACTGCCTTTTCTTTGTCGGCATAAGCTACGTCGCTGTCTTTTGGCTCGCTAAATTGCATACGGCTGCGCTGTACTGCATCTAGCTCTGCACTCTTGCTTTGTAGCTGCTCTAGTTCTTTGGCCTTCTCTTTGATAGCGGCTTCTAGATTTTCGATAGCACTCTTATGCTCGTTAGCTTGGTCTTCTAAGCGCTTTTCAATATCGCCTAGTAAACGCTCAGCACCTGTGTCGACTGTTTGTACGACTGGAGCTTGTGGGGTAACTGCACTAACTGCAGCCTTGATTTTGGCCTGTAGGGCTTCTTCTTCGGCTAATTTACGCTTGGCTTCTTCAGCTGCTTTTGTTTGTGCCTCTAGAACAGCTTTTGCAGTTTGCTCGGCAGCTTTAGCAGCAGCATCTGCTAATAATTTTTCTAACTCTTTTGGATCCATGTCCCATTCCTCATTTGTTGTGCTTTTTGCCGCTTTCTGGGTATCGAGCTTTTTAGCTGATGCCGTTGGTGCTTGCGCAAATTGCTGTTTATATAACTCAAACTCTGTGGCATTGTCAAATGCCTTAGCTAAACTAAATAGCGTGTTTTGGTTGGCTGGTACTGAAACTACACTAATTTCATGTAACTCCAATTCCTTAATTAGAAAAGATTCTGAGGCGCTATCATAATCTGCGTCGCGTACTCTAAATCCTACACTAAATGCACTTAAGATACCCTTTTTAATCAGCTTATAAACATCGCCTACTTCCTGAGGAATCTGAGCGCGAACCCATAATCCTTGGTCAGTAACTTTATGTTCTACCATCTTGCCAATAGGCATTTGATGATTGTGATAGGCTAGTATAATTGGATTTTTAAGGTAATTACTTAACCCCTCATTCCATGCCTTCATAGGAATAACATCACCTTGTCTATCACGGTCTACTGTGCTAGCATATCCTTCAATATAGATGCTATCGTCAGACTCGTTACTAGCTGTAAACTTGCTGCTTAAATAGAGTAATTTATCGATTTTTTTAGTCATATTACTCCCTCGTCGTACTAGGCCTACCACCTTGCGATGGATCAGCTGCTGAACCTGCTATATTAGCAGGTATTCTAATGGTATCGCCACCATCTAGTTTGGCGTACCGTAATTCTTCTCGTGCCTCATTAGGCGTTATAATACCACCATTTACTAGCGTGCTATGATATTTTGCAATTTCACCTATATCAGGTTGTAGTGCACTAACGCTGCTAGTTACCGCTTCCACGTCATATCCAAAATATCGCTCAACGGCGGAAATGTAGAGCTTAACAATTGGCAATATTGTTTCCAGGTAAAATAAGCGTAGATTAGGGGCAATGTTAGCATTGTTACCTCCATTTAATAGTAGTGGTGGAACACCTAGGCTACTAATAATACGCTCATTGTGAGTTTTTATAGCTTGATCAAAATCAAGATCTTTGAAATTCTGCTCTGACAGTCGCTGTGGTTTAAGTCCGCTGTCTAAGATAATTGGTCGCTTACCGCCCGACTTGCTATTATAGCGTTGCTGCCAGTACTGTAAGGTTTTTTCCTTGGCTGCTTGCGATAAGGTATTATCGCTGGTAAGCACAAGACCAAAGATTGTGCCATTTTCAAAAAACTTTTGTTGAAACTCCTGCATGCTGTAGAGTATATTAATATTATCTAAACAGCTTTCTAGTCTACTAGCTCCGCGATAAATACTGGTGCTTGACACGTCTTTAAAGTAGAATACTTCACGCTCTTCAAATAACACGTTGCCGTTATATCTATAGCCGCGAATAAACGTTTTTGCATCACTTAGTATTTCTACGTTTTCTGCTGGCAGGTGATACATAAATACGCCATCAAAATGTATAAATGCATTACCGTCTAGTAACAGGTCTTTGAACAACTCGCGACGAAAATCTTGTGCGCTTTGATAGGGATTTGGTCTAAAATTTAGTAATGTTACTAGTGTTTTTTGACGTATGCCATTAACTACACCCTCGTGTATTTTATCTTTTACGTCGTAATCTAAACTAGCTGAAGCACTTACAATCATATTAACAGCACGATTAACGCTGTCTATATTGCGAAATGCATTTCTATAAGTTATTAATCGCGACTCGCTACCAATATTGGTGCCTTCATCGCGCTGTATTGTTGCTTGCGCTGGATTCAATTTTTCACGAATCCAACCGCGAAATCTATCTAGTGTTGCCACTGTTGCCCCCTATAAACTCGCTAAATAGGCTGGACATGGTGCTACCACGATAATTACTCTCACCGTTTATATGTTTTTGTCGCTGTACTTCTATCCAGTGCTGTTGCTTAGTAACCGAATTAGGTAAAGGACTTTTACCATAAATTCCATGCAGCTGTACATGATGACGATTACATAGGGTGTAAACTAAATCATATATCTCTGTTTGGTGACTACTAATAAACTCTTCACGAACACTAAGTATGCCACTATCAGTACTAATATCATAACCATGTTGTTTTGCCCAAACTTCTAATAAGTGGGTAATACTATGCAGGTGATGAAGCTCTAGCTCACTAGTACTGTTACAAATATAACACTGAGATTGTTTTTCGTAGGCGCTTTTAGCCTTGTCTCTGATCCACTTAACGGCGATTCTTTTATTAGTATTTATGGCCATAAAACTTTTATTTTTAGGATTTTAGCTATTTTAACCTAAAAGGACAAGTAAAGTCAAACCAAATTTTTACCTACCTATACTGTAAAGCTATATAGCGCATAACGTAGTGCATCAGCCATGTGACTAAACTTATCGTGCTTGGGGCGTTCTTTGGTTAATCCCTCGCGATCATCCCAGCGATATTGATCTAGCATATCTAAAACATGTGTGCACGATTTTAAAACTCGTAATCTACCTTGTTTTACTAGTGTTTGTATAAATGCAATGCCGGGTAATACATCTTTTTTAGCACGTGTAGTTGCTATGTCGTAGTTATAGGCAAGGTCAGCACTAAATTGTGCAGCAGCACTATCAATAAATACTACTTCAACACCCCAACGTTCAATCATTCGCTGAAAGTGTTCGGCATGTTGTGCAGTAGTTCTCTCCGACTCACAATAATCTTCTACAACATAGTAGCAGTCGCCAGAATAGTCATAGATTACATTAACCCAAGCTGTAGCATCACGATAGCCTGGATCGCAGCCACTAAAACACTCGCCACGTACACTGCTGGGGAGTTCGTCTAGTATATACTCTTGCAAAAAGCC